AGAGTAAATAAAAAACTATATGAATAATAAAAGGCACTTATATACGACCTGACACCGTTTAGGTCAGTGATAACAAAAAGTAATGGCTCGTAGAAATACGGGCTTTTTTATTAACCATAATTCGATGAAAATGAAGATGATTGTAACTGGCAGTGCAGGCTTTATAGGTAAAGCGCTCTGCCAAGAATTAAGAAAACGTGCTGTTGAAGTAATCGAGATTGACCGTGTGACCGGGCAAGAGGCGTCCACCATCGGTGAATACCTGAAAGATGGAGATGTGGCGTGTGTCTTCCATCTGGCAGCGCAAACCAGCGTATTCAATGACGATTTGGCGCAGATCCGGAAAGATAACATTGATACTTTTATGATAGTCGCTGATGAATGTGAGCGATATCATGTGAAACTTGTATATGCGAGCTCTTCGACAGCTAACCTTTGCAACATCACTTCGATGTACGGAATAAGTAAGCATTTTGATGAGCAATACGCATCTATCTACTGTAAGAATGCAACTGGTGTTCGGCTTCATAATGTGTATGGTCCGAACCCTCGTAATAGAACTCTTCTCTGGTGCCTGTTGAATCGGGATAAAGTGGAGCTGTACAATTACGGCCAGAACATCCGTTGCTTTACTTACATAGATGATGTGATTGAAGGACTTATTTATGCTGTTGGCTGCCATAAGCCTTTGGTTAACATAGCAAATGTCGAACCGGTTACGGTACTGCATTTTGCCAATCTGGTAAACTATTACAAAAGCGTTGATATAGAGCTTGTTGGAGAAAAACGTGAATTTGACAATTTGGAGCAACAGGTGAATCAGGGCATCTATTTAGTACCTTTGTCCTATATGCCAGTTGAGAGAGGCATAGAAAAGGTATTCGCCAGGCGGAGAAAGGAAGATCCTCAAAAAAATGCGGAGGCGGAGAAATAGAAAGTTCTGTAAATGAAAAGCCTTTCATAATTATTCCTACAGGTTGAGTAGCTTTGATTAGTTCTCTCTCTGTAGGAATTTATAATATGTGTTGCTATGAGTAAAGAGAAAGCATTAACATTGAAACAAGAGAAGTTCTGTCATTATTACGTTGACACAGACGGTAATGCAAGTGAAGCGTATCGTATGGCTTATGATGCTGCAAAGATGAAAGCTGAGAGTATTTGGGTGACTGCGTGCAGGTTACTCAAAGAACCTAAGGTCGCTCTAAGGATAAAGGAGATAAAAGAGAAAAGGGCAAAAGAGTCTGAGGTGAAGCGTGAAGCTGTAGAAAAAGTGCTCATGGATATTATCATTGCAGATCCCAGTGACTTATACATCGTAGATGAGAAGACAGGTAAGGTTATGATGAAAAGCCCCTCTCAATTACCTAAGCGCCTCCGGAATGCTTTAAAAAAGATTCAGAACTCTAAAGGGAAGGTTTCTTATGAGTTCAATGGTAAGACTGAGGCGGCCCGGTTACTTGGTGCCTGGAACGGATGGGACGCGCCTACTAAGATAGACCTTACTAACAGTGGAGGAAAAACCGGTGAGCTCCGCATTGGATTCGATGATGATAGCGTATCGGAAGTATAGGACAATAAAATAAGCGATTTCGGGTGTTTGTTCGCCTGTGGTGTCCGACTTATAGAACAATATAGAATGATCGTAAATTATAAAAAACTCAATCCTAACGGCTTTTATCTGCTGAAATATCTACAAGATATACTCATCAGGTTTATTATCTTATATGGCGGTTCTTCGTCTGGAAAGTCCTATAGTGTTGCTCAGACAATACTCATACAGACTTTACAGGATGGAGAGAATACTTTGGTCATGCGTAAGGTTGGAGCTTCTATACAGAAAACCATATATGAGGACTATAAGGTAGCGGCTAAAGGATTGGGAATAGATCATCTTTTTAGGTTCCAGCAAAATGCGATTAAGTGTTTGTACAATGGTGCAAAGATTGATTTCTCCGGTCTTGATGATCCGGAGAAGATAAAGGGTATATCTAACTACAAGCGAGTGCACCTCGAAGAATTGTCCGAATTTGATGAGCCGGATTTAAAACAGATACGTAAGCGTCTGCGTGGAAAAGTCGGCCAACAAATTATCTGCACTTTCAACCCTGTTAGTGAAACGTGTTGGATAAAGAAGAAGCTGTTTGACACAGAAAAGTGGCATGATGTCCCTATGACTGTGGAAATTGCCGGGAAAGCATTGCCGGAGGAATTGACAAAAGTAAAATCCATCCGGATGAACTCAACGAAGTCGATTTTGAATCCGAGGACCAGGCAGATAGAAGAACATGCTCCGGACATGGTGGTTATCCAATCCACCTACCTGAATAATTTCTGGGTTGTTGGCAGTCCGGACGGGACTTATGGCTATTATGATGAACAATGTATTGCCGATTTTGAGAAAGATCGTTTGAACGATCCGGATTACTACAACATTTACGCGCTCGGAGAATGGGGTGTCATTCGTACCGGGAGCGAATTCTTTGGATCGTTCAATAGAGGCAAACATTCAAGTGAGCGTCTGTATCGCCAAGACCTGCCTATTCATATATCAGTAGATAACAATGTACTTCCTTACATCAGCGTTTCATACTGGCAGGTTGATCTATCTGCCGGTATTAAGATTTGGCAGTTCCATGAGACGTGTGCCGAAAGTCCGAATAACACAGTTAAGAAGTCCTCTAAGCTCGTTGGTAAATACTTGAAAGATATCGGCTACTGTGATAAGGTTTACCTGCATGGGGATGCTTCGACGAAATATGCCAATAGTATTGACGACGAGAAACGTTCCTGGATGGACTTATTCATAG